CTATATTCTCTGCCTTCAATAGTTCGCCTAGTCTTTTTAGAAATGCAGTAGCAGTTTTGACTTTCTGACCATTTGTGATACGAAAATCAATAACGGTACAACGACTATGTAATGCAGGTATTATTTTGTTTCTGAAATTACAAGTAAATATAAATCTACAATTCTTGTAAAACGTTTCAATGAAATTACGTAATGCAGGTTGAACACTATCAGCATTCATATAATCTGCCTCATCTATAATAACGACTTTATGTGTATTAGACTCGTCTAGCGATACGGTAGACGCAAAGTTTTTGATTGTAGTACGTAAGGTATCAATATGTCTACCTTCATCTGAACCATTGATGATTATATAATCAGCACCTAGTTCTTCGCACAAGGCACGAGCAACCGTTGTCTTACCCGTACCTGCTGTGCCTGAAAGGAGAAGATTTGGTATTTCTTTTTGTGTAAGAAATTTAGAAAATGTGTTCTTTAAATCTTCAGTTAAGATACAATCTGATATTTTTTTAGGACGATATTTTTCAACCCATAGGAAATCTGACATTTAGACCTCCTTAAAATGTTGAGTCTGCTTCTAAAGCAATCCAATATTGTACTTTAACCTTTTTGTTTATGAAGTGAGCAATTTTTGCCTTTGATAATGCAACATCATAATCACCAGGAATAATTTTCATATTCTCGGCCTTAACATATGCAGTAAATTCTAAATCAGTTTCGCCAACTACTACACTTGACTCGTTTGAGTTAGAGTTCTTTTTATCTAATGCAACAAGTTTTATCTTGCCATTCTCACCTTTGAAAGCAATATCTGGCAAACTTAAATTTGTATATAACTTCTTAACAGATTCATAGTCACTATTCTTTAGTGAAAATGTAACCGTTTTATCTGGCATTGATATTTGTTTAGATGGATATCTTAAAGTAGATTTATCAGCAAATGCATATCTAGCTGATAGTGTAGATTTCTCATCTTGTATTTTTAGATTAGCAGTACCGTTAAACTTTAGTACTGGTTGTTGAAAAGAATCAATCGCTCTTAAAAATTCAGGTAAATCATATACACCAAATTCACTTTCAAATTCTTCTTCAACGTCTGCCTGTGCCATAATATTTTTCATGGTACTCATTGTACTCAATGTCTTACCAGGTTTAAATAAAATGTTGGCATTGATATCCGAGAAATTTCTCAAAATACCAATTGTATTATCACTTATTTTCATTTCATCTCCTTATCATAATTTAATAATAGTATAACATAATGTACCGCTTTCAACAAGTCAGCACGGTTGTGTCCATTCTTTTTGCCATATCTACACAAATATTTGATTGCGTTAGCATGACAAAAATCTTTTCCGATTTTTAGTGTTTTAAGTAAATCTAAAACTTGAAAGCCACCTTTACCTGTAGAGTAATGTTCGCCATAAGTAGATTTAATATAATCACCAATCTCTTTTAAGATTTTATCTTCATTGTATTTCATAATATAATTATATCACTAAATTGCGTTTGAGTCAACATCCATTGATTGTAAATATTTCAATACATTCTCTGGCGAAGATACGCTATATGGATCACCATCATTGTTATCAATCTTACCAGGTTCTTCAAACAATACTTCTACGGTACCATCATTTATAATGGCAGCGTAACGCCATGATCTCATACCAAAACCGTCATTAGTTTTTTCTACAAGCATATCTACTTGATCTGTGAAATCGCCATTACCATCAGGTATGACTTTCACGTTTTCTAATTTTTGATTGGCTGCCCAAGCGTTCATAACGTAAGAATCATTTATAGATAAACAATAAACTTCATCTATACCATGTTGTTTAAATACGTTATGTAATTTCTCGTAACCAGGTAGTTGTTGATTTGAACATGTTGGAGTAAATGCACCAGGTAGAGCAAATAAGATTACTCTCTTACCTTTAAAGTAGTCATCTGTAGTAACATTCTTCCATTCACCTAATGATCTAGTTCTAAAACTAATATCAGGTATTCTATCACCTTTTTTCATAATTTATTTCTCCTATTTTAATAATCTAATTATACACGAATCACGTCAATTTGTCAATAACCTATATACCTTGTAAACGAGAATCTTTTGATGTGATATTTTTAGTTGCTTTTGGTCTTGCAATCGAATCTTTTGATCTTTTTCTTAAAACAGCAATAGCAGATTTTTTTGCTCTTGCCTCTTTAATAAACTTTGTTAGATCCCACTTAAAATTCATACACCCTCCTTTTTGAGTTAGGTGCGTTCCTTCGGCATGTGCCTACTTCCGACTCTTTGAGTTGAACGATATTAAGTATTTATAAGAAAGGGCGCCGAAGCGCCCTATCTATTATAGTAAATGTCTATTACAATATTCCATTACTTGATTGAAATAGTCTTTAGTTTTTTAGACTCAGGTATAATCTTTTCCATTGATACCTTTAATAGACCGTCTTTAAGTTCAGCGCCTTTAACCTCAACGTCATCAGCGATTGTAAAAGACTTTTTAAAGTATCTTTTAGAGATACCTTTATGTAAGACCTTACCATCTTTGTCATCTGTTTTTTCGTCTTTTTTAGACTCGATAACTAACATATTGTTTTCACTAGTAACGTTTATGTCTTTTTTATTGTAGCCTGCAAGTGCAACCTCAATATCAAACTTATTATCACCAGTTTTTACAATATTGTATGGTGGGTAATTTGTACCCATTGTTATTGTAGGGTGATCAAACATTGATTCAAAGTGATCAAATACGTCATCAAATCCTACAGATAATGGTCTTAATTGATTGAAAATAGATAGTGCTTTATTGGTCATTTTAACCTCCTATTGTTAAGCAAAGTTATTTTCTGACAACCCTATTAGGCGTTGTCTATTATTATATAATAATTATTTATATAATTTCAAGCGCCAGTTTCCTTTTGTCACGGAGTTAAACTGGCAAAGATCACCGTTTTTTCAGGTAGATTTCTCTACCTTTTTCTATACCTCTACAAGGTCTTACGAACCGCCTTGTAGTAATAATATATATAATTATTCAACACAGACGGCATAGAAATTCTTAAATTTTCTTAACTTTAACGCCTTTTACCCAACGATATCCTAATAATTCATCATTAGCCTTTTGTGCTTTTCTGATTATTTTAGATCGTTCTTTGGCTTTTTCACGTTTAATTTCTGACGGTTTAGAAAAATATTGTTTAGCCCTTATGTCTTTAACGATACCAGCCTTTTGTACTTTTTTCTTTAGTACTCTCAAAGCCTTCTCTAAATTACCGCCTCTTACTTCAACCGTAATACTCACTACTATTTACCTCCCATCTCATTCTTTGGTTGTTTTTCCCATACTGGTGGGTTGTCACCACCTACATCATAATCATGGTACGAACCTTTTTTATATGTACTATAATCTGGTTTAGGTGCCTGTCCTTTAACACCTTTATCAATATCATCTTTTGTAAATGCAGGTTTTTTACTCTTATCTAAACTACCTACATTTGTAGGATAACCTGGTTTTAATTTCTGTACTTTGCCACCTTTATCTAAAAATTTTTTCATCATCCTATCACGTTCCTCTTTTGACGTTTTAGGTTTGATAGTTTCTAATCCACTATTGTCTTTAAAGTTACTCATTATTATCCTCTATAAAGTTTAACTTGTGGCCATCTCTGGCCACAAGCGGACTTACACTATGGATAGATTTAGACAGAAAAGTCATCTTCACTATCTTCCTCACTATCATCGGATTTCTTTTCTGATAATATCTCAGCCTCTTCAGCCGCCTTCTTATCAGCAAGAATCTGATCTACTGAAGCACCACTATCTACTTTTGAATATAGATCAACAAATGATGTTTTAGTATCATCATCAAATCTATTTGTACAGACAGCGATTGCCTTCATTTTATTTTTAAAGATACCATATGCTTCTGCAATATGGACAAGTCTTCTGGTACTTATAATCTCATCAACGCCGCCATCATTATAAGTTTTTCTTATAACGTCAGCCCAAGTCACTAGATTATGAGCAAACTTGTCATCTTTTTTACCAGCACTTGATAATTTTTGAGCAACAATTTTTTCTTCAATCTTAGCAGAAGGATATTGTTGTTCAAATGTAACTGGGAATCTTTCTAAAAATGCCTCGTTAAGCACATTAGTACCGATAAACTTACCGTCATCACTACCTTGACCTTTAGTGTTAGCAGTTGCAATCACATTAAAGCCAAGTTTAGGTTTAACAAACTTGTTTATCTTTTTAACATAGACACCCGAACCCTCAAGGATAGGTTGTAAACACATAATCTTATTACTTGCAAGGTCAATCTCATCAAGTAGTAAAACAGCGCCTCTCTCCATCGCCTCAATAACAGGACCATTTTGCCATACGGTCTGACCATCTTTTAGTCTGTAACCACCAAGTAAATCGTCCTCATCGGTTTCAATCGTAATATTACATCTAATCATTTCACGTTTTGATTCAGCACATGCCTGTGTAACAGCAAGTGTCTTACCATTACCAGATAATCCTGTGATGAATACTGGATAAAACTTTTTAGATTTTACGATATTTTTAATATCAGCATAATTACCAAAGTTTACAAAGTCTGTATCCTTAGCAGGTACAACATTGTCGGTCAATGAAGACACAATGTAAGCAGCCTTTGTATCATTGGATATTTTAGTATCAGTTGTATCAACTGAAGTTGAATCATCCATAGAGTCAACGTTAAGAGTATAAACTCCTCTATCAACTTTGTACTTGTCTGATTTCAACCAAGAAGGATTTTTGATAACCTTCTTTTTAACAAGAGCATTAATCTCTGCCCTAGTCACCGTATCTTTTTTGTAAGTATCTTTTAATACTTTCAACACGGTTTTTTGTGTTTTGTTTAACTCAATCATTATATAAGTCCTTTCATATTTAAGTTATACATATATGCTATCATTTTTTG